CGATGGAATTTCTCCTCCTCCACCCATATCTGACATTCCTCCATCAGGTGAAGGAGGTGGAGTTGCAGATGCGTTTTCAGTACCACCTGTTTTAGTACCGTATAATTTATCTATATTATCAAAAATTCCTGTATGAGTGATAATTGTTGCGGTGTTTATTAGTTCCGCACCAACAGCTCTTTCAATTCTTTGTTGTTGTAAATCAAGTTTAATTTCGTCATCAGAAAACCCAAGAATATGTTTCTTAGCCCAAGTTTGTGATACAGGTGCAATACCTTCTTGTGAAGGAGCCACCGCATCTTTATACGCCAATAATTTTTCTTTCCAAACATCAATTTTAAGTAAGTCGGCTTGTGATGATGGATTTGTTAATCCTAATGTGAAGTTTGATAATTCGTCTTCAAAACCAAGTAAGAATAAATGAATAATTGCTATTTTATTAAGTTCTGCAATCATACATTTTTGTATTTTATTAATCGTCCTTGCAAAACGAATATCCATTAGTGACAAATCTTTTCCTCCACCAACAGGTTCTTCAAATCCTAAGAAGGCTTTTGGAACTCGAAGTGCGGTAACCAATTTCTTTTGAATGTATTCAATATCGGCAATCTCAGATAAATTTTGAGCACCAGGTAATGTTTCTATTGGACTTGCTTGAGCCGGGTCACGAACAGGTATAAAATAATCTTGGTCAACCGCCATTTGATTAAATCTCATATCCACATTTCCTGATTGACTATCAACAACTTGATTTCTTTTAAATTTGTTTGCAACACGTTGTACATATGGTTCAACATCTTTATCGTCCATATTACCAACAAACACTTTAAATACACGTCTTTCAGGAGCTCTTGATGTACGATATATTAACATAGCGTCTTCAGACAATAATAATTGTTTCCAAATACGCCTTGCTTTTTCTAACATCGAAGTACCGTATGGTAATTTTCTATCATCTCCTAATAGTCTAAAGTGAGCAATTTCCCATGAATTAAATTCCATGTCTTTCGCCTTCCATTTAAATCTTAAACCTTTGTTTTCAGGCAATTCTTCAACATTGTGAGACTTGGACGGCATACCTCTTTCCAAACGTTCTACTTCAATGTTTGGTAGTTGCATACAACCTACAATCCCCTTATCGGGGTCTAATTTTAGATAAACAAAATTATCTCCGTATTTACAAGTATTTCTTGTCCACATCTGAAGATTAGTATTAATATCTAAGGCATTGTTAAATAAATCAGCTAAAATAGATTTTATACGTTTTGATTCTGAATAAATTTGTAGTATGTAACCGTTTTGGTCGGCAGTTGTGGATTCTTCACCATAAATGTCCAATGCAGTAGAAATTTCTGGAGTGTATTCCATTGATTCGTAATCATAAAATGATGCTAAACGAGTTGGTTCATAATATACCGCTTGAGTATAAAGATTACTTTCGATTTTAGTCCACTGATTGGCTAAATAATAGGTCTGTTGAGCCTGTAATAATTCTTTTTGATATTCTTGTTTAGAAGTTGTTTTTAGTAACTCCTTTTTATCGTATTTGTAAGTTGGATAATCTTGATTTAATAAAGCGTTAGGACCGAAAGCGTTCGATAACCTTTGCCAAACTGTTAATTGATTATTTTGATTATTTTGATTATTGTTTTGATTTTCCATATGAGAAATTTAATTTCTATTTCTTGAAATTAAATAGTTAACTCTGTCCTGTAGGATTTGTATCTTGAGGACCTTGTTTATTAATTTTGTTATCACCACCTGGTTTAACAGAACTAATGCCTTGGCCAGGAACATTTAATTTACTTCCGTTTAATTTTTTACCCGATTTTTTTCTTCTAATTAAACCCATAGTTTATTTTATAAATATTATCTCACACCAAATAACCAACCGTATTTCATGTAATCTTCTTTACTTACGTTAGCTCTTCCAATATCTTGTCTCCTTTCATTCATATTAGGTAAAAGAGGATTGAATGATATTTGTTCAGTTACATTGTTGTTGTTATTTACCGACCAAGAATCAATCATGGCCTTAGTTTGTTCAGTAACTTTAGTTAAACTTGAAAATGATGACTCAGCGACATAACACGCCATTGATATTGACATGATTAAATCATCATGATGTCCTCTTTGATGGTCAGGTCTTCCACTTATATAAACAAAAGTATTCATCTCATTGAATAATCTTACACTATAAATTTTAAATTCATGTCTCATAACCTCTTCAAAAGACGCTATAATCTGGACACGTTTATTATTGAAATTTATACCCGGTATTTTTTCCATTGCTTTTGGGTCATATTTCCATTTGTTTGCAATATCAACACCATCAACATATAAATTCTTATAACCTATCTCTTGTAACTTTCTGGCGGTAGAAACACCCATACCACCCGTGATATCTATCACAATAAAACAAGAATACATGTTTGCCCATTTATAACAAATCTCGGCCATGGTATCAGGAGGTAGTTTACCTACGTATTCAGCAACTTGTTCTCTTTCATCAAAATCAATTATTTGAAAAGAACTAAAGTCTTCACTATCTCCTCGACTTACGTCCACACCCATAACATATTTATGACCCACCACAGGTTCTTTCCATATCCAAAGAGCATTCCCCATCATTTTATTTTGAGGTTCTTTGATATAATTTTCTTTTATTTTTTGTAACAAATTCGAATCAAATACGTTATCCCCTGAACCTAAAAAATTACATTCCAACTCTTGAGATACTTTTCGTTTGTCATACTTGAGTTTTTTAACCATACCTTCAAACCAAGCCGAAGATGGTTTATAACCCTGGCTCATAATGTCACTCAATTCTTTGTAATCTCTATTTGAAAATTTTTTATCTTCCCAACTTATAATATCATCTTTTGGATATTCTTCTTTGTTTAACAAATAATGAATGATATCTTTTGTTTTAACCAAATATAAATCTTTGGTGTAACGAGGGTCTCTGTACCAATACATTTCAGAAATTTTAAAATCATTCATGTTTCTTAACGCTTGGTCATAAATTTCATAATAAATTTGGTCGTAACCATTAGGGGTTGATATTACAATAACCTTACCCCCTGTTGATAAGGACGCCATACAAGCCGCCCAAAAATCATTATCCGCCTCGATAAATGCGGCCTCGTCAAATATTAATATAGTCGGAGTAAAACCACGAAGAGCATCTTTTGATGTTGCCACCGCCTTAACTTCACACCCATTTATTAATTTATAATGTTTTTGTGAGTTTTTTTCAGGTGCAAAATCAATCCCTACCCATGAAGGCCATTGTCCCACAAATGCCCTAATCTTGTTTGCCATCTCCTGTGAGGTATCGAGTTTGTTAGCAATAATCAAAATTTTTTCAGGTTTTGTTTTCTTCGCAAATGCTAATTTTTTTGATGCCCAAGCGGCAGTAACTGTTGTTACACCCGCCTGACGATATTTTAAAGCTATATTTTCATTGTGTGTATCATAATCTTCTAACAAAGAAACTTGGTCAGGAAATAATTCTAATGGTACGTATTTTGAAACAGTATTGTCGTATGTTTGTAAGTAAGTTCTTAACGCATAAGGAGTATCCCTCATACATTTTACATATTCTAACATTACTTGTTCTTTTGTTAAATTCATAAACTCTTTTCTTATAAATATCAAAACCCTTATTTAAATCAATAAATAAGGGTTTTTTAAAAGTAATGTATTATAGGTTAGAAACCTAAATCAGATAAATCTATATCATCTTCATCTTCACCACCCATACTTTGTTCATATTCTTGTTTTTTCAAATCTGAAACAATTTCATCAACCATTTTCTTGATAAATTCTTTTCCTTGAGGTTTACCTTCCAAAATTAGATTTGCAATTTTTAAAAATTCTTTTGCCGATAATCTTGAAAATCTAACAAACAAATAATGTTGTATATGTTTTTTATTTTCGTCAAATAATTCTAACGGATACGCCTCAGTAAACTTTTCCCAAAAAATAGGACCTAATCTTGAATCCCATATCTCGCCAGGTAATGTGTCTTCAGCTCCTAAAACCATTTCGGATTGTCTTGGGTCATCAGGTAATCCGTGAGTTCCAAATATTTCGTAAACACCTTTAACTAATTCATGTATTAATAATGGAAAAGTACCCGCTCTTGCTTTTACTGTTGGAGGGTCTGTTTCAGGGTCAATTTCACTTTGTCCTAATTGACCACCTCCACCACCGGCCATAGCTTCCATATCAGGATAAACCCAATATAAATGTTCCATTAAAGCTTGTGTAGTACCATAAAGATTAGTTAATCCCGGTGATAATTCATCAAGTTTGTCTTGCACTAAAACAAACATATGACCCCCTTTAAAAGCGGCGCCTTGTATTAATGAGTTTATAAAACGTCTTTTAGCTCTTTCAAGATTGAATTTTTCGAATTCATCTGCAAAATCTTCAAGTTCTTCGGTGTGTTTTTCGGCATTTTTAAAAGCGTCTTTAACATCCTCCTCTTCAGGTTCTTGAGGTTCATTCTGCATTCCTTCTGCAGCTCCCATAGGACCTTGTACTAATTTCGCATCAAACTGTAAAGAACCTTCAGGTATACCTAATTCTTCTTTTACCAATTCTACCGCCAAATTTTCTAAATATTCTTTATTTTGTCTTTCAATAGACATGATTTGTTGAAGTCCCCCCATGGCCATACCCATCAAATTCATTACAGGGTTTCTACCTTGTATAACTGAAGTGTTACCTAAATATCTTCTAACTTTTTCTACAGAGTCTTTAAATCTTTTTGACGCAGTCAATTCTAAAAACTTTTTTTTGTCTTCAGGTATTGCTCCACTTTTTTGAAATGGGGTTTCACCTTTCGTCAATTTTTTCTCGATACCCGGGTCCATTCTTTCAGGTCCCTCATAATCAATAGGAGCCTCATTAATATATTCTTTAACATTATTTAGAACTTGACGTTCTTTTTTTGTTAAACCTTCGTTTAAAGATTTTTTTTCTAACGTTCTTTTAAGTTTAAGTATATTTTCCATTTTCAAATTTGTACTCATTTTTATTTTAAATTAATTCCTATTTTACTAAATGATAACCAATTTGGTAGTTCGTTCTTACCTGCTTTTGGAGCTGGTTTAGGTCCCGGTTTAGGACTATACGGAGTTCCAGGTTTATTTGGTTTTGTTGTTGGTTTTGTTTTTGGAGGTGTTTTAACAGGAGCAATTTCTTGTTCATCGACCTCAGTCTTTTTCGCCTTTGGATTTGGTTTAGGACCTGGTTTTGGTTTATAAGGCGTACTTGGAGTTTTTTCTTTTTCTTTCTCTTTTGTTCTCTCTTTTTCTTTTTCCTTTGTTCCTTGTTCAGATATAAAAGATAATAAATCTTTTTTTGACATTTTTGGTAAAATGTGTTTTTCAACTAATTTCATAATATTTTTTTCTAATTTTTCTTCTGACATACCACCATAGTTAATACCAGGTTTAATATCATCTAATTTCAATCTATAATTATTTGTAACCCCCTTAGAAATCATATCAATATAACTTTCTTTGGTTTCTTTTTTCTTATATTTTACAGTTTTTTCAGGATGTATTTTTTCTGGCATTTTTTCATATTGTTTTTTTGACGTACTTTTTGAAAATTCCTTAGCCATTTTACACCATTTACAATTCTTATCTGAACATTTGTTACATCTGGCCCAAAATAAACCTTGTTGAGCTTTAGATTCAAATTTTTCATTCATTTCCTCATCTACACCCATTAAAAAATCAATTTCCTCACTCATCCCCATCATTTCTCTGTCATTATCAGAATCATCGTCCATACCATCAGGAGACATATCATTAGCGTCATGTGGTAATTCTTGACCAGTGTAGGATTGTAAAGAATCTTTACCTAACGCGTTTTCATCATCAACATCATCAACATCACCTTCTTCAGAAACAACCGTCACTTTTTTAGTTGCCGGGTCAACTGTTGTTGGAACTCCTTTTTTACCCAACATATCCTCCAAAGCCTTTCTATCAGTATCATTTGAGGGGTCAAACGTTGTTGTCGTGGAAGTTTTTGTTACCGCTTCTTTGTTTTCTTTTTTAGATTCTAATAATTTAGAATGTAATAGATTAATTTGATTTTCATTTAATTTAAGTAATGTTGATGGTTTAAATCCGTGATTAACCAAAGATAAGATTTTTTTTTCAGTTTTCATATTGAACTTTTTTTTCAAATTCTAAAACGATGTCTCGTTCGTATAATTTATTTTTTACAGATTCTTCAGTTTCTCCGTATTTAAAAACCAATCTTTTATGTAAATCAAAATTAACATTATCACTTTCATTTTCCCAAGCTAAAGCTATCACATCGTCTATAGCATCTATCATAGAGAAAAAGTCAGAATTTTGAATTACTGACATTGTTATTAAATCATTTTTAAGAACTCCAACTTTTTTAACATGTTCCAAATCAGGTGGTTGAGGGTATTCCATAGCGGGTTTTGATTCCCAATTTTCTCCCCAAACATTTTTAGTATCATCGGAAAAAATAAATTCGTAAATATTATCCCCTTTATAATTAGGTCCTAACTCGTTAACAAATATTAAAAAACTCATTTAATTAGTCCTTTAGGTGAAATAACAAATTTTTTATTATTTGATTCAAAAACTAAATTTTTCGAATTTGTTTTACCTAATAACTTAGCGTCAGGGTTTTTTTTTACAAACTTCCTTGAAGCGACTTCTTGAGAAATACTTTCAGAAATATTTTTTATTTTTGTTACGATATTTTTGTTTTCAGATTTTTTTTCTTTTTCTTCAATAATAAAATATTTTTTTAGAATATTATCAACTTTAGATTCCGAAAAAATACCTTCAATCATCTCTTCCATTTTTGACATTTCATCAGTTCTCATCCCTCTTTTTTTCAAACGTCTCATTTTAGAAGGATTCATGGTTTCTTCACCCATTTCACCTTCAGGACTTGGTGGAGGTTCAGGAGTCATTTCATCAGGTGTTTCAGATGAAACTTCCGTATCCATAGACATATCATCCATAGACATATCATCCATAGACATTTCTTCACCACCTTCAAATTTATTCATAATTTCTTCTTTATCTTCACTTTCTAAATCATTAAGATTAAGAGCGGATAATATAGAATTAATCACATATTTAATGTCATTTGATGACATTTTATTTTTTTCATTAGAAGTAAATTCTCTTATTTTTTGACCTAACTTTCCTGTTATTTTTTGAATTGTTTTGAAAGTAACTACTTCATCATCAGTTGTTTCTGTTTCATCACTTGGTAATTCATCAGTAGTGTCTGTATCAGGTAAAGATAATTCGTCATCAGATGGCATAGGTTCAGAACTTGGTGTAGTCGACACTTCAGGTGATGGAACAGGTGCTGGTTCTGGGGCCGGAGCTGTTACAGGAGCCGATTGTTCATTAGTATTAACTTTTAAAAAGTATTTTTTCTTACCTTCTTCTTCACCTTCGGTAAATAAAGAAGTGTTTTTTTCAACACCTTGTAATGAATTAACTTCTTTAGTTATTAAGTTCAATCTTTTCATAGCTTGAGAATATGATGAATAATATTTTCTATTCTTCATTGGTTCAAGATAATCAAATTCTGATTCGTTAATACTCTTTTTTATTACATAACCATTTTTTTCTTTTACGATTTGATAATCGTTTTCGTCAGATAAAGTTATTTTATATTCAACTGATTTGTTTTCATTGATTGGATTTGGTACGTGTTCATTATATCTTGATATTTCAATCATACGTTTGATTTTATCAATACCTTGTAATTTTTCACTACCAATAGGTTTAAGTTTGCCCATTTTTTTATTTTTTTTTAAATAAATTATTTTTATATAAATATATCGATTAATCCAATTTTTTTAGAATTATGACAAATCCTTAATTTCAATTGGTTTTGGGTTCAAATTACCTTGTAGAACCTTGTTTACATATTTACCTTTAGAGCTTTCTGATTTTCCTGTTGACCATACCATCATATCAGGACATTCACTTATTTTTTGAGCTCCAATATCATTTTTTAAACCATCGACGATACATTTATAGTATGGTAATGATAACGTTCTTACAGTGGCTTCGACTCCGAAATTAGGGGTTGAATAATTTTTAACTCCAATAGAATTATAATTACTTATTTTATCGTCTTTAGGGAGATTCATTGTTGTATTAAATGGGTTATTATTAGCAATACCACCTTCAGCCTGTCTCCACGCCTTTAAAAATTTTAAATTTTC